CTGGATCAAGGTTTGGGATAGAAGGTGGTGAAGTGAGAATACTTAACGAGGACGAGATAATTGCTGTGGTAAAAGACCCAGAGGATATCTTGCAATATAAATAAACAGGAGTAAAATATGCCTGCAATAGAAACGCAAGCCGAAGCTGATGAAAAGATGGTTGATTTACCATCGACTGGCTCATCTGTAGATGTCAAATTAGATGATACAGATGTAAAAGTTAACAAAGAAGACGATGTTGAAGTAGTCAACGAATCTAAAGAAGTTGTAGTTGAGAAAACAGCTTCTGAAGGTGAAATGGAAGATTATGGAAAAAAAGTACAATCCCGTATAGACAAACTAACTAAAAAAGTCAGAGAAGCTGAAAGACGTGAAGCTGCAGCTGTTGAATTTGCACAAGGCGTTCAACACGAAGCTAATAATTTAAAAGGTCGTGTAAGTAATTTAGACCGTGGTTACATAGCTGAATATGAGCAACGTGTAAAAGCTGAAACTGAAGATACTAAAGCTAAATTAAAATCTGCTATGGATAATGGAGATTCTGACGGTGTAATCGCAGCACAGCAAGATTTAGCAAGATTGGCTGTAGAAGCAGAAAGAGCTAAAGCTACTATTGCTCAAAGACAAAGAATGGCAAAAGCTGCTCAAAGTCCAGCTGCAGATCAATATCAGCAACCAAATCAACAACCACAATATCAACCACCTCCTCCTGCACCAGATCCTGCAGCAGAAGATTGGGCTGAAAAAAATGAATGGTTTGGTAAAGATGAACCAATGACGCTAACAGCATTTTCTATTCACCGTAATTTGATAGAAGAAGGTGTTGACCCATCTTCAAATTCATACTATAGTGAACTAGACATAAGATTGAGGAAAAATTTTCCTCATAAATTTGAACAACAAGTTTCGCCTACTCAAACGGTTGCTTCTGCAAACAGAGGTGGTCCTGTAAGGCGCAAAGGCACTGTGAGACTCACACCCTCACAAGTAGCTATAGCTAAAAAACTAGGTGTGCCACTAAGCGAATATGCGAAGTACGTGAAGGAGTAATGCATATGAATACAATTAAAAAAGATAAATTACCATCACGCGAGACTGAAACCAGAGAGAAAACTTCTCGAAGGAAACCGTGGTCTCCACCATCACAACTAGACGCACCACCTGCACCTGCTGGATTTAAACACAGATGGGTAAGGGCCGAGTCTGTAGGACAGCAAGATCAAAAAAATGTTTCTGCTAAACTACGAGAAGGTTGGGAATTTGTTCGTGCAGACGAATACGATACCAACATTTGGCCACAAATTGATTCAGGTAAATATGAAGGTGTTATAGCTGTTGGAGGTTTAATGCTAGCAAGGATTCCGCTAGAGACTGTTAAAGAACGTGCACAACATTTTGCGCGAGTAACGCAAGATAAAGATGATGCGATCGCTAACGATCCTCTAAAGGACCAACATCCTAGTATGCCTGTTTCGAGAGAAAGCAGGTCGCAAGTTAGTTTTGGTGGCAAAAAATCTAGTTAGATTTTAACCCCCTAAATTACAATTTTACTTTATCCATTAGGGATGAAGTATAACAATTTACTGTGAGGAAAAAATCATGGCTAATAAAGATGCGCCATTTGGTTTTAGACCTGTAGGAAAACTTGGAAGTGACATTAATAATTCTGGAACTTCTAAGTATAAAATCGTTGCAGGCGAATCAGACGTTATTTTCAAAGGTGACGTTGTACAATTAGAAACTTCTGGTTGTATAACTGTTAGTGGTAATACTACTACTACAAACATCGGAGTTTTTAACGGTTGTTTCTACAACGATCCAACTACACAAAAACCAACATGGTCAAATTATTACCCGGGTAGCATTACGCCTACTGTGGGTGAAATAGACGCGTTCGTTTATGATGATCCAAACATGCTCTTCGAAGTTCAAGCTAATGCAACCATAGCACAAACAGCAGTTGGAGATAACTGCGATCAAGTTTATGCTGCTGGTTCTACTATCAATGGACAGTCTAAATCTGAACTAGGCGCCGTCGCTGGCGGTACAGCTCAATTTAGAGTAGTGAGAATCTGCGAAGACCCAGATAACAGTGACATTGCAAGTGCAAATTCAAATTGGATCGTAAGATTCAACGAGCATCTGTACTACAATAACGCTGCTGGAATTTAACCTATAGGAGATATTGAACAATGGTAATTTCAAGAATGCAATTGGTCAAGGAACTCGAACCAGGGTTAAATGCACTGTTCGGGTTGGAATACGACCGATACGAAAATCAAGACAAAGAAATATTCGATTCAGAATCATCTGATCGTGCTTTCGAAGAAGAAGTAATGCTCGGCGGTTTCGCCAATGCAGCTGTAAAGCCGGAAGGCCAAGGTGTGACTTATGAAGACGCACAAGAAACTTACACTGCTAGGTACACTAACGAGACTATTGCTTTAGCTTTTGCACTGACAGAAGAAGCTGTAGAGGATAATCTTTACGATAAACTTAGCACTCGCTATACTAAAGCATTAGCGCGTTCTATGGCTAACACTAAACAAGTTAAAGCTGCAAACATTCTTAACAGAGCGTTTAATGCTTCTTTTCTTGGTGGGGATGCAAAGGAGCTTTGTGCTACTGACCACCCAACTCTTAGTGGAAACCAAAAGAACGAGCTTACAACTGCAGCTGACTTAAACGAAACTTCGCTTGAGCAGATGTTAATTGATATTGCTGATATGAAGGATGAAAGAGGATTAAAGATTGCTCTTAGAGGCATGAAAATGATCATTCCAGTAAACCTTCAGTTTGTAGCTGAGAGACTAATGAAATCTGCCGGTAGAGTAGGCACTGCTGATAATGATATCAACGCAATCAAAAACATGGGAATGGTACCAGAAGGATATGTTGTAAACAACTTCCTTACTGATACTGATGCGTTCTTCATTAAAACAGATGCACCTAATGGACTTAAACACTTTGTGAGAGCTCCAATTAGAACTGCTATGGAAGGCGATTTTGATACTGGAAACGTTAGATACAAAGCCAGAGAAAGATACAGCTACGGCTGGTCTGACTGGAGAGGTATCTTTGGTTCACCAGGAGCTTAATGATCTTTAAAGGGGCGAAATTAGTTCGCCCCTTTATCCTAGTAAACGGTTACCGAGGCTGGCTAGGCAGTACAGTATAGTGACGAGGTAACTAAAGCCCTATACAGGCAAGGAGTATAACAATGGCTACACATTTTAAAGGCCCAGTACTATTCTCAAATGCATCTGCATTTGAAAACTTAAAAATGTCTATGTGGCCCGATCAATTCACCTATATGGATGATTTTGAACAGGGTGCGTTAGACACAACACACAATTGGACTATCGTAAAAGATACAGGTGCATCAGCAGCAATTGCAGCGGATGGCACAGGCGGTGAAGTAAATTTAACTTCAGCAGCTACTACTGATAACGATGGTGCATCAATTCAAGCTAAACAAGAATCATTTGCTTTACCAACTACTGCAGGTGATAAACTTTATTTTGAAACTAGAGCAAAAATATCAGATGCTACACAAACTGATTTCTTAATTGGTTTTACAGAAGCATTTACTACGAATCCAGAAAGCGCTTTGTTATCACAAAACGTTATTGGTTTTGTAAAAGATGATGGATCGGCTATCGTAAAAGGTACTACTGAATCTGGTGGAACTCAAACTTTAGTAGAGTTTGCTGATACTACAAAATCAACAATGGAAAATGACACTTATGTAACTTTAGGACTTGTTGCTACAAAAGGAACAACCTTAAACAAAGTTCAATTTTACATAAACAGAAATTTAGTTGGTACTTCTACTACTAACATTCCAACAGCTAACATGAAAGTGATGGCTATGAGTGTTTCTGGTGATGCTACTGGAACTAAAGTCACTACAATTGACTACATTATGGCTGCGCAAAACAGAAACGTAAGCTATAGTTAAACAAATATAACCGTAGGTGGGGAGTAATGGCCCCACCTTTGTACAAGGGGAATTAATAAAATGGTAGATACCGTAACAACAAGAACATTATTTGACGGAGACAGAAAACTTATTACAAGTTATGTAAACGTCTCTGACGGAACAGGTGGAACAACAAAAATAGTAGATGTTTCAACTTTAACAACTAACAATCAAGGACAGACTTGCACAACAGTTACACTAAATAAA